CGTTAACCATCTTGCTTGAAACGGACTTTGACTCTCCTTTAAATACATAGTGGCCAACGATTTCTTTGCTGGTCTTTTTAAGTTCTTCTCTTAATCCTTCAATACTGTAATTCATTTTTATCCTCCTACACTACTAATGGATTGGTGAGTTTAAAGTGAAAAACTCCATCCGCACTTAATGCTCTCGTAACCGCGCCGTTAAGTGTTAAACCACCTTTAATGGTCGTAAATAAACCTGTCCCAACGTCAAAATATACTGGGTCACCAACGGCAAAAACGTCTCCAATAGTCGTTTGACTTGTTTCATATTCAGCTAACTCTATGTCAAGAATAACATTTTCGCCAGCTGTAGCCGGCTTGTCATTCATTGCCATACCTACGAAAGGACCTATCTGATAAAACTTTTTAGCTTCGATAAGAGTATCCGTTCCGCCTGCAAGTGTAATGCTGTCTGCTAGAACTACACCTAATCCAGTACCATTAGCTACACCACCGATAAGTGTTGCTGCTGCTGGAAGTGCTGCTACAATTGCTACTAAGTCTGCAGCGTCCGAAGTAATTGCCTTTCCTGGTAATGCACCCGTTGCAAGATCAATTTCAACTTCAACACCATCGTCTGAACTTGCGTTAACTTGGCAAGCCAAAATCCCATTTGCAATGCCAGGGTCTACTAAAGTAACTTTAATAAGATTTCCACTAATTCCTACCGTTTTGGCAGTCCATACAACTTCGGTATTTACAACTGTCGCATTTGTTTTGCCAATTGCAGCCGCATCGCCAGGAGCAGTCAATCTGACTGACTGTCCATCACTAACTTTTCCTACTAACCTGTTATATACTGTAGTAGGTATACTTCTAATGTCTCCCATGATTTCCTCCTATGAAATCTTAGTTTTTACAAAATGCGTGAGTTGTCTACTCTTTTCTGCGCTGCCTGTTGGCGGAGCAGTATCAGTATGCAATTCACTCATTGTTTTCTTAACTGAATCTTTTTGAAGAACTGCGTCAATTTCTGAAGCAATCTTCGCCTCGTCATCAGTAATGTCTGAATGTAGAATCTCTCCTACAACGCCACGGACAGTTTCATCAACTATCTTCTCTTTAAGAACTTTATCAACTAACTGACTGTGCTTATCTGTTTTAACTCCCTGTTCTATTGTCAAAAGCCTGTCAATTTCTTCATCAACTTTCTCAGGTTCAACATTCAATTTCTTTGCAAGCTCTTCCTTCTCAGGATCACTAATAAGCGCTTGAAGTTCTTCTTTCGTAATTTCGTTTTTAGATAGCAAATCCTTAAGTGCTATCAAAACTTCTTCTTTGTTCACTTTACCACCTCCGGGTATACTATTTATTGAATCGAACTCATTGAATAAATCTAAATCAGCCATTTCGCTAGTTGCGACGACTCTTGTAGGCATTCCGCTCCGATCTTTAGGAGTCCAGTCTAAAGATAAAAGTTGATAATCAACTACCTGCGTTTCTCCTTTGTTCTGAGCTAAAGTAGGAATCCCAAAAATTGAAACTTGTTTGATTCTTTGTGACCTAAGCAACCTCTTTAACTTATCCATCGAGGGATCTATGTAACCTCTCACAAAAGCTTTGCCGTCTTTAAAAAGTGCTCCAATCCAATGAGTAGCAACATCAGGAAACTCCGAATCAATATCTTCAAACTTCTGATGTCCTAGAAATCCATTAGGAGTTTTTTCATTTATCTGATTTACAATCTTTTGTATCGTTGTCGGTAAGTAGTTCCATTTCCTTGTACTTAACCCACTATCAATTTCGACTGCCACTTCAAGAGGATCTGTGTCTCCCATTTTTAATTGCTCTAGATCCACGCTACTGGCGACTGGAATATCTTCAACTGACATTTCTCCGTTTAAATTTGCAATTAAGTTTATCGCCAATGTTTCATCAATCTCTCCTGCTGCCTGTAGTAAACTAGCTGGTGCAGTGAGTTTCATCTCTTTATAATGACTTGCAATGTGTTTTGCAGCTGATTTGAGTTGAACTGCCGTAAGACCTGGCGCTGCTCTACCTCCAGCCAAAGCAACGGCACATGCAAATACTCCACCTTTATTTAATGTTACGGTGCCATCTGCCGCTACTTCATGATGCGGCCCCCACCAGTTTGTTGAAGGCGCTTGTGTAATATCAGCATCTAAAATGACGGCATACACTTCCTTGATTGCCTTCTCAACTGTCGGGTCTTTATCGTCAAGTCCTTTAACAAGCAAGTTTCTTAATGCAGTTTTATCAACATTTCCCCAAGCCGTCGGTGATACATCAGTACTATTTATCTTAAACATTTCTTTTTTACCTCCTACTTCTTCTTTGCTTTTTTAGCAGCCTTTGCCTTTACCATCTTTGTAAACTTTACCCTTGCGGCTAACTGCTTTACTGTTGGCGAACTGCTTCTTGTTCTTTTTGCCATTTTTAACCTCCCTGTTTCTTTCTGAAACTTCTTACTCTTGCCATTCTTGTAGCCAACGTTCTTGGTCCTGCTGTTCTTGTATGGCCCGTTATAATTTTATTGCCTCTTATATGGCTTCTTACTTTAAATGTTGTCGTTATTTTATTTGCCATTTTTAACCTTCTTTCGGTGAAACCTGTAATACTAACGCAATTGTAGGTAATTTATCTATGCCTTCATTAACCTGCAAATCGATAACTTTCAAATCTATTTCTGGTATATTTGCAATTGCTCTAAGTAAAAACTTGGCATAGTCAGTGTCTTTTATAGAGACTGTAACTACAACATTATTTGTACTCACAGGAGCAGTCATTCCCTTTGGTAACCTTTCCTCTTCGCCACTCATGGTATTCTCCTCTGCCTTGCAATCGGTATGTTTTTATATGGTCCCAACGTCTTTTTGTGTGCTAAAATCTTGCCAGCATCTCGATCGATTTTTACATACCTATTAATTCTTGGGTTCTTAATTTGAACAATATCTTCCTTCATCATGTTCTCGTTTATTGAACCATATAACAAGCAAATTGCCATTAATTTATTCAAACATCACCTCTTATGTTTCTTGTGCCATTTATTTAAAATTCCTAATGCAATGTGTGCATTCTTTGCTGACTTTGTCTTCTGCTTTTTTACCCACTTTTTGCCTCGCCTTACCTGAACAGTCTTTTTATTTCTCGGATTTAGCCTAAACATGGCCAAGCGTCGGTAAATATTGCGTGTTATACCAACTTTCAAGCCTATCATTACTCGTTGGGTCATTAATCCAATTCTTTAAGCTTGATACAGCATCCTCTGGTGTCTCAAATACATCTATCTGATCGCACATACATTGAGGATGAGGAATATCTGGTTCTGTTCCAGCAGGGAAGAATCCTTGTGCCGCATAGTCGTCACATATATCTTCTATCGAATGACTTGCTGATAATACCCAATTAATGCCTTTATAGAATGGGTTTGCTTGCCCTCCTTGATAAGTACCTTCTGCAAAAGCCATTGAAGTCTCCGTTCGATCAAGCCTCAATGCTTCAAATTTAACGTCCTTAGGAACATAGTACTTTTTTATTCCACCATCTTTTAACTGCCTAATTAGTGCATTTTGTGCTGTGCCATTCCCTTGAATATAATCTTTCAATAGTTTCGCTGTTTTATATGGATCAGCGCCAGCAGTAATTGAGTCTCGTAGAATACCAACAAGAGTATTATTAGTATCTGTTAACGATGACCAAATATTTTGACTGAGAAACAAACCACTATGCTCTGTTTTTGTTATAAAGGCTTTTATGGCATTTAGATTGATTCTTATGAAGTATGCTTTTAGATTGACTTCGGTGAAGTTTGTAAAAGGGTCAAGTTCTCCGCTGATTTTCTTAGATTGTGCTTTAACAAAAACTTGTAATAACATTTGCTGCGAAGGTTCCATTCCTAATTTCACTGATTCATTAATAGCATCATTAAAATAGCCACTCAAGCCCTGTGCCATCTTGGCTGCTTCGCTTTTTAAACTATTAGTAAGTTGTGTTAACTGAATCTCTTTCGGCGAGCCTTTTGCAATGTTCTTAATCTGTCTCTCAACAACTTCGGCATACTGATTAAACATATTGCTAATCGTTTGTGCAAGACTTATCCTAACCGATAAGAATTGAGATTTAGCAGCGCTTATATATTTAAAATTGTCAGGGTTCGTATTAACTTTATAAATGTCTATCCAGCTCACTTATTTGTAGCTCCCTGATTTGGCGCAGGTACAGCACCTTGATCTGCTGCCTTTTGTGCATCAATAATTGCCTGCTGTTTTTGCAAGTCTGAAAATGTACCATTCTGCAACTGTTGTGCCAATAACTGTCCCGCAATAATCCTATTTTTCTCGCTTACTAATTCGGCATCATCGCTTTCGAATGGATGCATCGTTGTAATAAAATCTGCTAAAAACTCGGTAGCAGCTTCTTGGCTGAGAATAAGTGCTCCGACTGCTGCAGCCAAAGCTTGTACAGTAATATTTAAGACATTTGCAGTTGCTTCTTCATCAGTTGGGCTGACATCCTGCCATTCACATGACGAAGCATAAGTTGTAAAACCTTCAGCATCATTAATATCAATCATTGCCAACAGAACCCGAACAAGTCTTTGATATATTGTTTCAAGTTCTTTTCGTTTCATACCTATCTTCTTCTCTAGTGGAACGAGTTGCTCTGAAACACTTGCCTTGCTACTCTGGACTGCTGTTCCGAAAGCAAACTCTGGAACCTGTGAAGCATCTACGATGCAATAGAACAACAATTCCAATAATACTTTTGCATCTCCCGTGGCACTTGATACTTCGACAAAGCCCATGTCCTCGTTAATATTCAATAAATAAAGGTCTTTATTAAAATCGAGTTTTCCTGTTTGCTTCACTTCGGCAACTTTTTCTTTACCAAAATTATGTTCAAGAAATGCATCAACATCGGACAACTTTAGTTTGATTTTCGGGTTACTATTGAGTTTATTCGACTGCATTGCCTGCAAAAATACATCATGATAAGCTTTCATAAACGGTTCAATTACTTCCAACTCCGACCTGCCATGAAATTCATTTGGCTCCGCTGCGTTCTTGAAGTGAATAATCGGAATAAAGCCCCAGGTGTTCTCTTCGTCAATATTAGTCTTATCAGCAGGAACATCTCCTGTATATGTAACAGTTCTCTTGTCTTTTGTAATACTTTCTACTACCGTAAAGTCGTAGTGTTTATTATCCTCATCGTTGTAATCTATTAAAGTTTGAATTATGTACTTCTCCGCTTCTCCCGTAATAGGATCTGGAATGATTGTCACGGACTCGGGCGATATAAGAAAAGCCTGTAATGAAGTTTCTTCACCCTTAAAAAGTTTAAGGTCATTCTTTATTTTCATAAATCTGACATAACTGTCACCGTCTCGTAAGGAATCTAATTGCGCTATTAAAAAAAGTCCGCTCCACTTAGACATGTATGAATCAATATCCGACTGAGCGTTCTCATCTTCCGTTATGATGCTTGGAAGCCCGCAGAAACCAACAGTCGTATTAATGACTGGTTTAGCAAAGCCTGCTCCAAGCTTGTATTTATCATTTGTGTTATAATAAAGTTCTTTTGTAAGAGCATAATCATCCATCTTCGTAGTGTCTAATTGATAACCTCCGCTAAATGTGCCTTGCACAATCCAGTTATTTATAACTCCTCTCAACTTTGAAATCTCACCAAAAATATTCAATCTGGCCATGTATTAACCTCCTACATATCCTAATGACGCATTTTTTAGGACTTCATATCCTTCCTGACTTCCTTGATTCCCGAAGTTTAGTTTATCAAATGCACCGCTCACGCTATCAACCTGATCATCGTGCGTTCCTTGAGGAAATACTTCAAACTCATCCAGTAGCTCTTCATTCCAGTTTCCTTGGACTATTTTTACATTACCTGATTCCGCTGCTGCCGATAACGGTTTAGCTCTCAAAATCTTGGAACTTGCTTTCTTATCTGCGTGAAAATCAAAACCTTTTAAGATTTCCCTCCTATAATGGTCAATTGCTTGGACTCCGCTTGCTCCCGGCTCCTGCTCCATGTAAATCGGGATCATTCCGTCAAGCATCGCAGTTTGCTTTGTAAGCTGCTCAACCCTTAGAGGGGTTTCTCTTACGTGCTTCATGTCCATGATGTAATAGATTCCATTTTTCTCGCCTAATAAAGCTCCTGCGGTCCAGTCCGGATCATTTGCATTAGTTAACTTTGTTGCAGCCAGATCCCAATATCTCAATTTCCTTAATTCTGCTGGCGCCTGTGGAACTATCTCAAACCACTCTCTCCTAAACATCATCCCTTCCTCGTTTATTTCCCAGTCTCCATTCAGGAGCCTTTCTCTCGTGAGAGGATCCAAATTGCTTAAACTCTGAGTGTATGCCTGCCTGTCAATGAAAGGGTTATCATCTAACCTTGCAGGGATAAATACCCTGTTTGGATCAATATTCGTTATGAACCTATCTTTTACGTCCTTATGTCCTATTCCACCTGGATTTGACCCTGACCTCATTCTTATTGGTATTAAGGAATTAGCTAGTCTTCTCAATCTTGAAAATAAAAATAAATATTGACTCATCCTGAACTGAGTCAGTTCATCGAAACCTATGAACTGAAACTCGGAAGATCCATACCTGTATTTATCAACCTCGGTTTGCAGATAACCAAAGGATAGCGTTGCTCCGCTTGGAAAATGCCAAGTCTTTGCCTTATCGCTCCACTTTGCCTTTGTTCCTGCCAACCAGCTTTCGGCTCTTGGAATTAAAGCTCCTGGCAAGGTTAGATCCGTGTAAGTCCTCCTGAATATAATTGCTGCATATCCCGGAACGTCAACATACTGCAGCGCAGCCATGAGAAGCGCATCACTTTTCCCGCCACCAGCAGCCCCTCCATATAAAGCCTCCTCACACTCAAGGACTAGAAACTTCGCTTGTTTGGGAGTCGGTTTGTGTGGGATCCACTTGTTTTCCAGAGCTGTTGCCGCTAATATTGCCTTTTCCCTGCTCGTCACTCTTAAAAATCCTCTCGTACTCGGCTATCTTTGTAAATAAATCACCAAGACCATTTATGTTTACCTCTTTTTCTCCTTCTATGTTTTCACCAACAAGTCCCATATCAAGTCTTGCGAGTCTATCAAGAATTAGTACGACTTTCTCTAAGTCTTTTATGCCCGCTATCGAAACTATCTCATTCCTCTTGATATATTCGTTTAAACTCTTCTTCAAGGTTTGATGGATTGCAAAAATCGTCTTTCTAAAATCAGCTTTTGCGTCTACTACCTCGGTGTTTGTTTTCTTTTCAAGACTTTTTGAATTTTCAATATCTCTCTGCTGAACCCTGAATTGCCAATTAAAATTCTTAGACCACTTTTTGACTGCTGGAATACTTACGGAATACTTTTTGGATACTTTCTCTA